GTCATACAATTCCCTATTTTCATTTCCATTTCATTATTTAGTATTTCTACAGCGTAAAGAGCGTTTTTATCCTCAATGTATTGACGCATACCCCGAATAGAAGAATGTACAACTGATAATAGTATTAATATATTATTAATATTTAATTTTGTTATTCGTAGCTCATTTATAATCATTCCTTACTCTCCTTTTAATTCACCATTGAAAAACATTTATTATCTTTTTCTTCTTTTAGCTTATTGGGAAGATTAGTAGCATGAGCCAGCGTAAATTCGATTAGTGCACTTATTTCAATTAATGTGGTCATACAATTCCCTATTTTCATTTCCATTTCATTACTTAGTATTTCTACAGCGTCAAGAGCGTTTTTATCCTCAATGTATTGACGCATACCCCGCATAGAAGAAGGTACAACTGATAATAGTATTAATATATTATTAATATTTAATTTTGTTATTCGTAGCTCATTTATAATCATTCCTTACTCTCCTTTTAATTCACCATTGAAAAACATTTATTATCTTTTTCTAATTCTGCCGCTTTTACATAGCCTTTTCCTTTCACAAAAATAGGATGGTCAGGGGTACATTGGAGCTTTTCCCCATCCTCAAACTCAATCTCAATAAGTTCATGTGCCTGACTATTCATACGCTTTAAAATTGGTTTAAATTCTATCTTCTGCTTCTTATGATTGTAAGAAGCTACTTCTATATCCATAGCGTCTTCAACAATCATTCCAATGGGGATAGAACCTTGGGCTGTCATAACTTTCGTTGAATAAGGGAAACAAACCACAAAGTCCCCTCCTAACCCCGTATTGGTTCCCCCCACTGAACTGGCAATCCGATAGCCAGAGCAATTGTTATCAAAACGTAACTTGTTATTTACATCACTCATGAGACGAAATTTATTGCCCCATAACGATTGATACCATTCTGATAAGATAAGACGACGACACCCTACACTATCTCTGACAGAAAGAGTTTGGGCATAGGATGTATAGAGAAAGCGCAAGCCTGCATCTTTAACCCAACACCAAGCAGGGAAAAAGACACTCATAACATTCGATTTACCTGTACGAGGCGGTAAGTTAATCAAAAGCTTCTTAATATCTCCATCATAAGCCGCTTCTAAATGATCACACATCGCTCTGACATGCCACCCAGGGATAAATTCACGGTTCTCCAACGTTTTCCAAGCATGACGTACAAATTCATAAAATGAACCTTCACATTTTTCTTTAATAGCTAACTGCTGGTCAGTTAATAAGTCAATATCAGACCGCCTGTCGATAACCTTCAAAGCTTGATCGATTTTTCGAGCGTTAGAGAAGTTCATGCTTTAACCATTTATTCCCTCTTTTATTAAAGAAAAATCTTCAACCATTAATTTTCCTTTATTATCTTTGATTTCACAGGAGATGAGCTGGTTAGGAAATAAATTCTCTATTTCCTTTCGTTGAAGAAGAGTTATATGAATAAAAGCATCTTGCTTATCTTCTACTAACGATACAAAGCCATACCCTTTCTTAGCATCAAACCATTTTACTTTACCTAATTTCATTTCTGTTCACTTTCTTCTTCAAGAATAATACTTTCATCCCCTACTTGTACACGTTTTCTAATAGGATAAGGAGATGTCATCAATAATTCCATCAATTGTTGCACAATCTCTTCTTTACTTCCTGATAAAGTTACTACATCCGTAGAGTCTAAAGGGAAATCATCGGATAAATTATCGGTAGATTTAGATTTCATTTCTGGCTCCCTCTTCTAAGCTTTCATCCGTCAGCCTCTCCTCGATTGAGGAAAAGATTATAATTTCTCAAAAAAAGTTCGCGTACTAAAAGTTCGCGTACTCTAGAAGAGTGCATCAGAGTATTTTTTGTGTATAGATGTTGTAAATCCAATTTGGTTTTGGCCCAGGCTAATTTAAGCAGAATATCAGGCATCCATTCTTCTCATTTCAAGACCTTCTTCATGGGTAATAGTAGGGTTTAAAGGAACTCTATAAACACTAAGATTTTCTATAGGAAAACCTCTTTCTTCTATCCATTCTTTTAAAAGGTCTTCTGTTGTAAACACCCGATAAGGAATGGTCTTACTTTTAATTGTCATTAAATAAACATGAGTGCCTTTAATTGTGTTTTCCATACTATCTCCTTTTCATTGTTTTATTAGCTTCATCCTCTAGAATTTGCTCAGCCGCTCTTGTGAGTGCCGCTTCTCTAAAGTTCTTTCTTACATGAAGTGTATACATTAACTCTTTACCTTGACTAATGGAAAGATGCCCAGCACACATCTTGTCGATAACTATTTGGGCCGCTTCCTCTATATCTTCCATACTTTTTACCATTAATTTTATGTCACAAGAAATATGACTGGTATAAACCTCTAACCATATACGAGCAGCCGTTGAAGAGCCTTTATAAACTGATTCTTCCCATAGCTTTTCCATAATAGCGGTATATTTGTTAACATTAATAACATCTTCTTCTCTAAGTGCTATTAATTCCCTTTTCAAAGCTGTTGATTTATTAATCGTTCCTTTTTTGTTAAAAATACTCTTAATCTTTTTTGATAGGTTCTTTGGTGGCTTGCCTGCAAGAGGAGAACGGGGAATGCCTTTAGGGCGTCCTCTGGGTTTTTTGCTTTCTAACGCATTCAATACTTCTTTTATCTTATTATTATTTGTCATAAATATCCTTAATTCTAACGAACACACATAAAACGTTCATAACAAATATCTGAATCTTTTACAAATGATAATAAAGCGTCAGAAGTAGAAACCCCATACATAACCAATAAAGTGATAATAATTAAAACAGAAAAAATGAGAATCAAATAAAGAAGGTCTGTCATTCAGTACTCTCCGCGAGTTTTTCACCCATCATTCTAGCCAGTAATCTTCTACAGTCGAGATTCTCTTCTGCGCTAAATCCTTCATCATCTCCCTGAGAGAGTATTGATTTTGTTAAAGCTGACCATAATTCTTCCATTATAATATCAATGTTGTCTTTTTCATTCATTTAAATCTCCGTTATTTTTATAGGATAAACACTCTCAACAATTTGTTTCTTCATTTTATAAAGGGGAGTTTTATAGCCTTTTACTTCTTCAAAGGTAATCTTGCCATCTTCCCAGAATACCATAAAGTCACAGATATATTTATTCCCTCCTGGTAAATGAAAAGGCACTTGGCGAAGGAAGAAAACAACTCTTCCCCCCTTTTGAGCCAAAAGCAACTCTTGATATCGCTTGCCTTCTTTCTTAGAAGCAAAATGGATATCATCAATTATCTGTGGTTTCGCTTTGAATTTATGAGGCTTCATTTCAAGAGGAGCTATCTGTTTCGGAAATATAACTTTTAAGGTTTTTCAAAACAGCGGCAACGACATCTATAATTTCCTCAACATTTGTACGCCTTTTTATTTGGTTATGAATAAATTCAGAAAGCTGTATAAGTCTTCTTCTGCATTCTACTTCTTTTTGCTTCTTGTCCTCCCAACCCACTATAGTCATTCCAAGGCCCAACCCCATTTGCGATAACACTTCTTTAATCTCATTCAAAGATTTACGTCCAAAGTTAGGTGTTTTCAACAGATCGTTTTCACTCTTTTGGACTAAATCTCCAATATAGAATAAATTTTCATTTTTCAAGCAGTTAGCTGAACGCCCTGATAGCTCTAATTCATCCACCTTTTCGAACAAATGCTTGTTAGCTGTTACTTTATCTTCATCCATAGTTAATTCCTTTTTTTATCTTTTAATTCTTTCATCTTCAAGTTTCCTTATTTCTTTTAATTTGGTATGCTGGTCTTGCAATAATAGCCTTTCAAAAAGCCTTTCCCATTTTTCATCCATGCGTTGCATACGTTCGTCCATTTTCTCCATGCGGTTGTCCATTTTTTGTATCTGCTTTTCATGTTCCGCACGCCATTCTTTGATTGTTTTTTCATTAAGATAATAGAAGAAAAAACATATGGCTGTTAGATAAGAACCGAGTGTTATAACTTGAATCCAATCCATTTGGCATCCTTTCGCTTTTTGCTTTGAGTATAAGGTATCATCCCTTAATTAAGAATTAATGTGGCTTCTTTGAGGCAGCCTTTAAAGAAGGAAGTAATTCAATAATCTCCGCGAGTTTTTCACCCATCATTCTAGCCAGTAATCTTCTACAGTCGAGATTCTCTTCTGCGCTAAATCCTTCATCATCTCCCTGAGAGAGTATTGATTTTGTTAAAGCTGACCATGCATTTAAACAGTCCAGTGCTGTACCTCCGCCATCGCAAAGAACTATTATATTTTCTTCTCTTACCTCAATTTTAAGAGTTAACCTAACTTTTTCTTTCTTTTCAGGAATAATTTTCATTAGATGCCTTTCATTTCCTGTTCCTGCGCTCCTCTTCCTTAAGAGTTGCATGATCTTTTATAAGAGCGTCAAGAGAAAGACGTATAAAAGGAATCAAGACCTCCTCTATCAGCTCCAAACGACTTTTAAGATATTTTCTTTCATCTTCCATGGGCTTCTCTTCAGAAACAGTATTCTTAAGGTCTTGGATAGAGGAAATTAACCACTCTCCCTTAATAGGAAATTCTTCAGTTAATATTATCATTTGTTTTCATCCTCAGGAGTAGATATTTCTTTTTGCTGACTTAATTCATTATAACTCTTTATCATTTTTATCGATAACCGAGTAATAAGTTCTAAGAATTTAGCTGTGTCATTAAAATTATTTATATAAGTAGAGACTGAAGGACTGTTCACAAGCCTCCTTTGATAAGTATCACAAATCTCCTCTCCTAAAACATACCAACATTTGATTAATTCTTCAAACGGTAGAGGTTGATTATCGTTAGCATTATCATAAGAATGAGCAATTATTTTTAACCTTCCACCCTCTCGAAAGAGCCTGATTAACAAGACTCCATCAGCTTTTCCATATTCATCTTCTTGAACTTGTTCCGTCATTTTTTTTATTCCTTATTTTTAAGCATAGTTAATAAAGACTCAAATTCACTGTACTCTGTAAAAGAACAGCTTAAATCCTTCACCATAGCCCTCACCACTCCACCATCATCTAATTTCCTCCAAGAATTTTCTAATTGCTTATAACCAGTTACATCAGTGTGTAAAAAGTCTCTAATCTTTAGCTGCATTTTTTCTATTAAAATATTCCAGATACTGCTGTAATCAGCAAAAGTTAATTCTCCTTTAAGATTATACATTATAACGCTTTTCAACTTATCATCAGCAGGAGGATCAATAATTCCAAAGACTAAAATAGCTTTAGCTTTTTCAATAAGTATGTCCAAATTTACTACATTATTAAGAGGCGCTTCTATCTCTTCCAAACTTTCTACAATCTCGGAATTATTTTCTGTCTCTTCCATCATTTTTTCCTTTTCTTTCTAAAATATTTCGGGTAAAAACATAAAATTACTTTTATTAGAAAAATCATAGCAAATCAAATGGTATTAATTAAAAAACCCCAAGAAATTTATAGAAATTTCAACAAGGAAGAGATAATACAAAATATTATAGAAACCATTCAAAATAAATATCCTGATTATCATCTTATTAAGAGATTTCCAATTAAAGATATTGAGCCAGAAGTTTGGGACTTACTTATCATTCGCACTAATGAATACACCGTTAAAGAGATTATTGGAAAAATGAACCATGAAAGTATAAAGGAAAGAAAATTCCAACAAGTCTTTGCAGTAAGAGTGGAACACTCAGAAGTAGAATACTCTGCTGATTTATCAGAATTAAAAAAATGGGTGACTCAATTTATTCTCACAGATAATGTTAGAAGCGTATTACGAGCGTTGGAATTAACTTTATAATAAGAGGAAATAAAACATGTGGACTTTAAAGAATCCAGAAGCAGCAAAAGAATTAAAATTCTTTGATAGAAGCAAGGATGATATTGATTTAAATTCAATACCTGATTTTTTAAAACCTCATGTGAAATGTCTTCAAGAAGGAATGGAATTAACAGAGGTTAAGGAAGATAAAGAAGGTAATGCAATCTGCGCCTATATAGGCAAGTATAAATTTGGAAATAGAACTTCTTAATAACGATTTAATAACGATTTAATAACGATTTAATAACGATTTAATAACGATTAAATAATGATTGATTTACTTAAATTCAAGGTTGAAGAACCTTATAAATTTGAACCTGTTACCCAGTTAGAATTCTATACCTATGTAGAAGATATTAGAAAACGATTAAAAAAGGAAATGCCTGAATGGCATGTTAATCAGATTAATTTAGGCAGTTCTCCTGGTGTTGCCCCTACTACTTATTATCATTGCTGTCGATGGGATTTTACCAAAAGCAGAGATCGAGTATGGCCTCTTACTGTTGATCAACATATCTTTGCCTATATACGAGACGAAGAGTATTTTCTGCTCAATAAACATCCTATTAATCAGGATAATGATTCTTCCTAATTCTTTTCTTCTTCTCTCCTTCTTCTTTTATTTCTTTTAAAGAATTTATCTTCTTTATGATAGCGGTTATTTGTTCCATTCTATCTCTGAAAGAATTAAAATGAAAAGTTGCTTCAGCAATTAATTTAGTCACTTCTTCATCAGACAAAGATTTAGGATAAGTACTCACAACATAAGCATCAAAAGCTTTATTTGTTTCATAGATTTTATGAACTATTCTTGAAAGCGGATCACATAAAGGAGTATACATATCCTGCATATCAGAGAATAATTTAAAGAATTTCTCTAACGTTTCTTTAGCTGATTTTGTCTTATCCTTTTGCTTCTCTGAAAAAAAATTAGCAATGATTTCTTTAGTAGTGGGTAAAGGCTTTTTATTTTCTTCCATATATTTCTTCTTTGTAAAGAGTTATTCGTTTGAGAATATCTTCAAATTCTAGTTTTGGCTAGACTCCCTTCCCCTAAAAGTTAACGAACATTCTTAATGCTTTATGTTCGTTAAAATAATTTAACGAACATAAAGAGATGTTAAAAAAAACTTGACATCAACTTAAGAAATCAGCTATCCCTAATAAACAATAATTTTTTAAGGTGAACAAAATGAAACTTATTGGTGAAAAAGAATGTTATGAAATAACTGGATTAAGTCGCACGACGCGTTGGGCCCGTGAAAAAGACGGCTCATTTCCCAAAAAACGCGTTATTTCTTCACGCCGAGTAGGATGGATTTCAACAGAGATCGAGGAATGGATGAATAATCTTCCTACATTCAATCCAGTAGGAAATCAAAATTTTTCAAATAAATCGAAAAAGGATAAAATCAATTATGCACATGATGAGTGAAGATATTAAAGAGCTTGCTAAAGCTTTATGTGAAGCCCAAGGCAAGATAAAAAATGTTCATAAAGAAAGCAGTGGTTATCAATATAAGTATGCTGATTTAGGCAATTGTATCAACGCTGTTAAAGAACCTTTAAGAGAAAATGGTCTGGCTCTTACTCAGCTTATTGATAAAGAAGAGGGTGAATTAGTTCTTATTACCTTATTAATGCATACCTCAGGTCAATGGATTAAATCTGCCTTTCCTTTAAATACGACAGTGATTTCCATGCAAAATAAAATGCAGGCCTTTGGTGCAGTCATTAGTTATGCTAGACGATATTCTCTAGCAGCTATTATTGGATTAGCTCAAGAAGATGATGATGGAAATACAAGTACTCATAACCAAGAAGCTAATAAGAGAGAAGCTCAACCAAACAATTCGGTCGCTAATAAATTAAAGATATTATGTCAAAATCAAGGTATTGATGTACGTGAGTTCGCTAAATTCCATAATCTTTCTACCCAGGATTTACAAAAAATTGCGCAAGTAGTGCAATATTTCAATGAATATTATACTAAGTATATTAACCATATAGAAAAGGAAGCCAGCGATGAATCCACTCATTCTTGAGGTAATTATGGGGTTTTTAATCTTTTTTGGAGCAGTTTCTTTAAGTTACAATTTAGCTGTATTTATATTATTTCTTTACAAGAAAATAGCTTCTAGAAAAAGTTTAAAAACCTTAAGTCACAGGCTTAATCAAGATACCCTTGATTGGGCTATCTACAAAAGAAAAAAAGGGAATAAATGACTAAGAAAAACAAGAAATCCATTACTGGAGAAGAAAAGTGAACGATGATACCGAATATGAAATTAAGATTAAATTAGATAAAAATAGTCTTCAGAATATTTTAAAAGTAGATGATCTGATAGCAATAATTTTTGAGTTATTGCATTATTTAAGAGACCAAATTAAGCATACTGAAATGACTACTGAGGAAGAAATAGTGATGGATAAAATCACAAAGAAACTTTGGTCAATTATTGAGAGTCATTCATGCGGAGATTTGTTTTATTAACCCCAGTTATGTTAGAAGAAAGAGAATAAATGACTATTGACACCTACAACCTAATAGCAGAAACCCGCAAATTATTAAAGATAATAGAGAAAGTGAAAAACCAAAAGTTATTGTATTTACTATTTCTTTATACTCAAGCAAATGGCGAGGAAGGAGACCCAAGCCTAACATTGGTTGAGTTCTTAAATGATAATAAGCTTCTGACGGCTTTAAAGGAAGAAGAGAAAAAACTACTTTCTATGCTAGAGGGGGCAGTCCCAATAGAGGAAGAAAGATAAAAATAATGGATAATAATCCTCAATATACGTATATTCGATTTCTTCATAATAGAAAAGGAAGCCAGCGATGAATCCACTCATTCTTGAGGTAATTATGGGGTTTTTAATCTTTTTTGGAGCAGTTTCTTTAAGTTACAATTTAGCTGTATTTATAATAAAAATAATGGATAATAATCCTCAATATATGTATATTCAATTTCTTCGTATATTTCTCTTATTAAATCTTGTGATGGGAATAGGAGTTACACAAATATCAGTGTATCTAAAATTCTTAACAATAAACATACCGTTCGTTTTAATTTATTTAAAATTAAAATATATAGATGAGATTTTCTAACAAATTTTCTCCTTTAGGACCTTGATGAAAATTAGTACGTCTGTTATATTGACTTTGCATACCGTTAATAGGGGTGCCATTTGCTGTGGCGCCCCCTTTTTTTTCTACTTCTCAGCTTGTTTTTCCTCATTGTTTTCCTGGTTTTATTTCATAAAAACGATTATTATTGAATATAGATAGCTCTTACCTAAATAGCCTTAACAATGATCTTTATAAAAATTCTTCTCTTGTTAATTATCTTTACTTTTAAAAATAGTATGGCCGCGCCATTTAATGGTTTTTATGCTGGCGTTGCTGCGCATCATACTTCTCGCAATACTCAAACAACATTTCCTCCCCACATAACTACTCACCACGATACGACTCATCAACTCTCATCAATTGATAAGAATAGCAAATCAAACTATTGGGGAGGAACTCTAATAGGTGGATATGGCCATTCAAGAGGAGATTGTTATTGTGGTATTGAAGCAGGAATAGAATCCCCTAACATGGAAGAGAAGAGCTCTTTCTCATCTTCATTTACTATGACGCCTACGGTTCCTGCACATCCTCTGAGTAGTTTTCCTACTCCTTCCGTAACACCCCCTCCTTCCTCTTCAACAAAATATCATATCTCTACGACCTTTAAACGAGGATGGGTTACCTCAATTGGGCCGCGTGTAGGTATTATTATCCAGAACAATCATCTGATTTATCTCAAGATAGGGATAGAAAGCAGCTCTAATAGCTTGATTCATACCATTTATCATGACAGTTCTTCTTCTGTTAGCAAGAAATCTACAAAGAAAAACAGAATAAGTATTGTCCCAAGCCTTGGAACAGAAAAGATTTTCTTTCCTAATCTTATTACTCGTCTAGAATATAGTTATGATTTGGGGTCTCAATTAGAGTTAGAGAATATTTCTACTCATTATAGAACCCATAAATTTAAAATAGGGTTGATTTATCAATTTTAATCGGTGACAAACTGTCACCGATTCATTCTTCCTCTTCTTCTAATTCTCTTTCTCCAACTAAAGGAGATAATCTATTTACCTTTTTTAAATGTTTAACAGAAGGTGTTCTTAATAAAAGAGATAAATTATTTCCCATTGAAGAAGGAGTTTTGGCTTGCATCACTCGATTAACTCTTTCTAAAAAGAGAGGGTCAGTCCAAAGCTTAGCACCTCCTTTAACCAGTAAATAACCTATGCCAGACAATGCTAGTCCTTCCATACCTGCTACCATTTGAATACCCTTTGCGGTAGCGGTTCCAACGGCAATATTTTTTAAAGCCTTAGCAACAGTTTTTGCACTATCAATCACAGCAGCCGTAGGTGCTGTTCCTGAAGTATTGGCGATCTTTTGGATTCGTTCTTTGTTGTCTTCCACTAACCTTTTAACATTCAAAAAATTTTCCCGTTGATGAGCATTGGGAAAAAGATTTAAGAAATCTTGTTGGATTTTAGGAGACCAATTATCAAAGGCGCTAAAGGCTTTAACAGGACTCCAATAACCATCCTTCTTGCCGACAGAAGCTATCATACTTTCTGCTAAATCTAATTTTTGAGAAGGCGGTAAGTATTTACTCGCTGCTTCTAAATGCTTCTTTTGTCGATTGAATAAAGATTCAAAGGCTGCTGTTTCTGTTCTCTTTCTTAAAAGTTCTTTAATATTTTGTTTCATATCTGATTGGTTAGAACTGGCATATTCTGCCCATAATCGTTTGGCTTCTTTAGCTCCTTTAACCAGTTCAGGAGTACCATGTTGTTCCATCACATCAACGATTTTATCTCGCAACATATTATGAATAGCAGTCGCTTGCATTTTTTCATTATCTGAGAGCGTTGGACTTTGAGAACGATTTAAAGCTTCTTCTTTTAAATCCTTTAAAACTTGTAAGGAAGCTTGGGGTGGTTCAGACGTAGCTTTTTCAACAATTTGAGTAGCATATTTATGAGCTGCTTCTGTTGATAACCCGTACTTTTCTAAGTCCTTAACAATTTTCTTATAGTCAGGTAAAGCGGAAGGAGAACTGCAATCTTTAACAGATTCTTTAAGATCTTCATAAACTTGACCTGGAAAGGTTTGTTCAAAATGTTTTAAATCAGTCTTTTTAATTGCACCTAATTTATACTCATCTTCAATTTTCCCTAAGATATCTCCAATGTCAGCGGTGGTTTGTTTTCTGATTAAATCTTTTTCAAATTCACCCCATCCTGCTTCATGAGCTTTATATTCAGCACTTTTAGCCTCTTTATGTGTTAAAGCTCCTTCTTTTGCTAAATATTCTTTAGGATTTGCGACAGCATGGCGTAAATCTTTTTCTTTTATTCCTGCAGCTCGTGCCATCTTTTCCATCCGCTGTTGTAGAACAGGGGAAATATATTTATGAGTTCCTGGCATTTTTGCCATGATTAATTCTAAGCCTAAAGGATGAACGGATTCAGATGCCGATCCCAAGGTAGAAGGAATTCCTAAATCTTGCCATTCTTTATAACGCTTAGGACTAAATTTCGTGGCTTTTCCAACTGATTCAGCAAATGCATTTTTAGTTCCCTCTATTGGATGCCTTAATCCTTTCAAGAGACCAGGGCTTTTAGCTGCACCATATCCTCCTAAGAGAGCTCCTGTTGTACCTGCTAATAACGTACCGATAGGACCTGCATCAGGAATTGATTCTTGGTATCGTCGAACAGCGATAGGCGCACCCACTGAAGCTCCTATATTAGCAGCTGTTGGAGCATACATTCTTCCAATAATCTTTCCTATTTTCATGAAAGAAGGAATTTTACTAGTGATACTCGCTACTCCTGTACCAACAGGTAATGTACCAACACTCTCAACGACATCACTGACTAGCTCTTCACTTTTATTTCGAGGCTTAGTATATCCTCCTGTGAGAGTATCAATACCGTGTTTAATCTTTTCGGCAGTCCCAGGGAGCCATTCTCCAAATTTAGGGTTTTTTCCTCTTAAATGTTCAACACCATAACGAGCTACTTCGAAAGGTAAGAAAGGAAAATCAACAATATTACCTGTAGAAGCAATAACATCTCTAATTGTTCTAGCTCCATGCCTTGGAATATCACTAAGAGGTCCGATATGCACGCCTTCCTGTTTAGTCTCTTTCCGACGCTCTAACTCTTCTTCAACTTTACGCAATTCAAGTTCAGCATCAATACGGTGTAATTCACTAGCTGCTTCTTGAGGAGTCATGATCTTATCCTACCATTGCTTGTAATTGATTGCGATACGCCTCTAATTCTCTGGTACTCATTTTCTTAAAAGAAGAAGAACGCTGGTTATGAGAAGCCGATCTAGATTTCGGTAAATGAGTAGCAGACGTCATCTCTTTAATATAAGAGTCAATTTCTTCTTCATTCATGCCTCTATCTTTTAATTCTGCTTTAGCATGGGCTAACGCCATAGCAGGTCCTTCTTGCAAATCTTCAATTACTTTTAAATTAGTTGGAGAAGGATTCCTAAAGTTAGGTTTAGCACTCTGAATTAATTCCACAAAAGCATGAGCTCTTGGAATGTTCTTCATTGTTTGATGAATCTCAGTAACTAATTTATTGCTTAAAGCTCTGGCTTCAGCAATTTCATCCACACTTCCCATTCCACTGAGAGCAGCGGTGGTATCCCATTTGTTCTCCGCTAAAGCGCCTCGATTAGGCCCTGTACCCAATCTTCCATATAATTTCTGTAATTTATCAAGGGTGCTTTGTAATTTTATGGCATCCCTAATACGATCTTTCTCTTGAATAATAGCTTTATTATCTTCTTTGGAAATCTGAGAAGATTTCTGATTTAATAACTGCTCATGGAATGATTCAGCGGCTTGATGATGACGTCTGTTTTCTTCTTCAGCCCTCTGATGATGTTGTGCCATGATATCATGATATCTACCCGTTTCTGCGTGAGATGCTTTCTTACTCTCATAATCTGCCAAGAAATGTTTTTGATCCATTAATGATCTATTCATCGCATGATAAAGATTGGCAGCCTTTTCTTTCATCAGCATTCTCTTATCATAAGCTGCTCGCTGATCGTTAAAATGTTCTGCCATTCCATGGCCAATAGCATAATGACCTTGACCTTGTCGAGCCATCATCAAATGAGGAGAAACTCGACTCATTAAATTACGAACAGGATCAAATTGATAATCTGTTAAATCTTGAGCTATTCGTTCTTGCTGAGGAGCATATCTATCCTCTTGGAGTTGTTGATTCAAGTGTGACCAACTTGGCATTCCTCCATGAGCAAACTTGCTTTTGATCCTTCCTCCCTTGGCAACTGCTTGCCTTAACCCTTGAGCAGCTCCCAGCACACCTGCTAGAACATTTGCACCACTAGGAGGAGCAGGAGCAGGAGGAATAGAGACTACGCTACTTAAGGAGGTAGGAGTTAGACCTCGGCTAATTGCTGACTGAGCTTCTAAAAGTTGCAGAGGACGAGCTGTCTCTTCATTAAATTCTCTTTCTTGTGCTTGCATTTCATTTTGTTTCTGAACTTGCTGTTGGTGGGCTAATTGTCCCATAGCCGCCACATCCATCTGTTCTCGAACCGCTTGTTGGGCAACCGCTTGTTGAGCTAAAACTTCTTCTCTGGTTAATTGTTCTTGTTGATGATGACCTAAACTAGCATGTTCACGTCCTCGACTTAAGGCATGTTGTTGTTGAATAGCAGCGGAATGACGTGCTTGATCATAAAGTCGAGCTTGTAAAATATCTTCTTCTCTTCTTAATTTATCTTCATGCTGGATACGAGCTGTTTTTATAGCTTCATGCATGGCAGGCGAATTCTGGGCACCCATTGAGACATAACTAGCCCGAATACGAGGCTCAATTTTTTTCCATTGTTCTTCCGATAATTCTCGTCTAGCGCCATAAGCTTTCTGCCAATAAGGATTAAAATGCTTGTCTATTTGTTCTTGAAAAGGCGCATCGGCTTCTGCCAGCGCTTGTCGTCCCCGCTCCCATTCCCCTAGAATTTGAGGGCTAGGAGGAATGGCCTCTTCTCTTCTTTGAGCGCGCCTTTGCTGGGCTGCAGTTGCTGCCTCAGTCCCTTGTTGAGCTCGTCTTACTAAATCTTCAGCTTCTGCATGCCTCATATTTAAAGGTGCTACCTGTACTGCACTTCGTTCTAAGTCACGAAGCTTACGAACTCCCTCTAATCGTTTATAGGTTTTGCTTTCATCAACAGGAGATAAAGGAGCCTCCATAGCTTCTCTACTAACTTTTGACGCACCTGAAAAATATTTCTCTAATTCTGAACGAACATATCGTTTGGCGCCTGGATCTAAATCCTTCTGTTTTTCTATTAACTCATTAGCTTGTTCTACACTGGTAATATTACCTGCGCTGATTTCTTTTTTTAATGTTTCTTGAAGTTCAAGAGCTTGTTTTCGTTCAGTAAGTTCTATGACAGACTTTAGAGTACTATGATTAAATGGTTTATCTCTAAGGTCTTTTCTTTTTTCTTCTAGCGCTTTTCCTATTAACATTATATGTTGTTCAACTGAATCAGTAGTCGGCAATAACGCAGCTCTCATCTTGGCGTGCTCGTAGTCGACAACTGCGCTCTGTACTTTATCGTTTATTTCTCTTTGCTGGGCTGCAGAAAGCGTTTTGTATATCTTGTCTCTTTCAGCGTATACTTTATCGAATTCCTCTCCTTTCTTTTTTACATCTTGCTCTAATTCTCTTTTGACTTTTTCTCTTTCAGTTTTGGGCGGAAGTGCAAAAGGACTATATTCTGAGAAATATTTTTTCCTCATACCTTTTTGTACTATTTCAGGCAGAGTAGGATAAGTTCTTTCAATACGCTGTTGAAAGAATTTAATAGCATCACGGGACGGATTCTCAATATGAGTAGCTTTTCTATAAATTGAGCGAGCAAAATTCTCATCTTTTAAGATTTTAACAAGCTCAAGGGGCGTAAAAGATGTCTCAAATCCTGGAAGAATCTCTACATTAAGAGTCTCTCCTTCTCCTGTCTGATAAGGAGAATACTCTGCTTTTGCTCTTTCTATTAACGCCTTCTTAGCTTCTCTTTCTTTCGGCCCAAATCTTCCTCTTGCTTCAGCTAATCTTGCTCTCTTTTGAGCTTCTATGGCTATTTCATGCAGTTCATGAGTACGAAAAGGAGCGATTCCTTGTGTTTTTAAAAGCTGCTCTGTTTCTTCAGTGGTAGGAGCAGTCTGAAATCCATTTGGCATTTTTTAACCTCTATTTTCTAAATAATGCCAAGGAGATTTAGCCTTAAGAGGTAATCCTGCACCTTTTTTTGATTTCTCTTCTCGAATATTCTCAATCATCTGCTTTAATAGCTGAGCACCCTTTCTACTGTTTCCTTTTCCTAATAAAGAAACCGTTAAAGGATCAAATTTATATTCAGAATCAGATAACCAGACAGGTAGTTGCTTGGCAGTTGAACTGATATGATGTGCTAATTGTACCACATGATGTTTCGGTGCTTTTCTTTTAATTTGATCTTCAAATTCTTTTAGAACTTTAGCGCCCGCATCCGATGATCCATCCCCAAACATACTGGTAGCAGAAGCATCCACAATATAAGAATTTTCAGGAACAGAAGTCTTAATAAGGTCTTGCTGCCCCTTACCCTTACCCTTTACTAAAACCCCTTCTACCTCTGAATGAACTTTGTTCTGATCATGATAAATAGGATTCTTAACGTGACCACCTTTTCTATAAGGCATGTCTCCCTCTTCTTCGGGTAAGAAAGGGGATGGATACGCCCCCGTTTCCCTTTCCCAATCAGTTGGATTGAAAAACTCAGGATTAGGCCTCACCTTTATATCCTTAGCACTTAGCCGACGCCAAGGAAGGTAATATCCTGTGTCATGTTTGAGCTTTTCCGCTTCCCGTTTAGCTTCTTCTCGCCTTTGGTTTTCATGCTGATAAGCTTCTTTTTGTCCCTTATAACTTAAAGCACCCATGGCTGCTAACGGTAATAAACTACCTGCACCACTCACTGCTGGATTGCTAAAGAAATTGCTAATTTTAGAGCCTATATTTTCTATGCCATGAGCTACTAATGTAGGATTATTCTTTGGTAAAGAACCTATTGCTGTATGAATCATTCCTTTGGAAGAAGCATCTTGAGGATTAAAAGCTTCTCCTATTTTTCCTACTCCACGATGAATAACCCCATGAGTTAATCCGTGCATGGCTGCATCTTTAAATTTCTCACCCTGTGCCATCTCTAAACCAGTACGGGCTAATCCATGAGTTATAGCAGGAGACAATCCAGTCATACCCGCTCCCCATGATCCTAATCCTTGGGTTGCACCACTTAATATACCTGCCCTTAAAGCTTCTCCAGGTTTGGCTCCTGTTGCTATATGAGCAAGCCCACTTGCCATTGCTGCTACCCCTGCCTTCCCTAATAATCCTAAAGAACTTCCTCCTGTAAAAGGAGCTGCTGCTATCGCTGCGATAGGAGCAGCGATTCTTACAATGGATTTGAAGAAATTGCCCCATCCAAACATTAAGAATTTTGTATAAGGATTAATACGAATGGTGCCATTATTAATCTCAATAAAGAAAGCCGCTAGATTGGTTGGAATCCAAGCAATTTCTGTATCACCCCCTATTCCCTCTTCCCCTATTTTCTCCGCCATAGGATTTTCTGGTTTTACTTCTTTAAAAGGTGGCAAAATCTTTGGTGCTACTTGATAGGCTCCTTTCAAAGGAGAGTCTAATTTATCATCAGGCTTTAAATCCCTTAACACCTCATTTTTTACTTTTAAGAATATTTCTCTGATCTGAGGAATTTCAATCAATTCACCTAATTTACGATAGTCTCGAATATCAGTAGCTGGATCAATAGAAGGTCCTCCTTGAATGGTATCAAGAGCTTGCAATTCATCTTTAGAAAAATGAGCCAACAACAGTTTCGGCTTTTTAGAATTTTGCCAAGTCATAGAATACCCTTTCTCCTAAATTATTAAGGTTGTGACCTTATTGACCATAGGCCGCCATCTGTTGTAAAGCTCCTCTTCCAGCTCCTCTGGCAATATCAGCCAGCGATTGACCCGCTTGAAGACCTTGTCCCATTTGACTCATTAATTGACCTGGAATTCCGCCCCCATATTGACCTGCATATTGACTCATTTGATTCAAAGCTTGGCCTCCTAGATCACGACCCATTTGCTGCATTCCACCCTGTTGATAAGAATTATAAAGGCCTTGTCCAAATTGAGAAGCTCGATTTGCTAACTGTTGACCTTGAGCAATTTGATCAGGAGTATAATATTGTTGGGTAACTGAATTAATCGCATTATTAGCTATTTGGGCTAGATTGCGTCCTGTGTCTCCTGCTCCTAATTTATCTGCAAGAGCTGGCAAAGCTTGTTGAGCAACAGCAGTAGCAGCAGGAATAATTGTAGAAGCATGCGTACCTAAGAAATTACCAATCCCTGAAGCAACCTTACCTAAGGTAGGGCCAATCAATGGGATTTTAGAAATAACAGAGCTTAATCCTCCTAATAATCCATCAAGTATTCCATAATGAGGATGACCCGTATGAGGATTATGCGTTATAGGATAGCCTTCCATAGCGGTTAAATGATCCAATACATTTTTAGTGTGAGGTCCAATGAGGGCTAGTTCACTATCACCATGAACTCCTTCATCAGCCATGCGATTTAATTGAGGATTTCTATAATCATGAGGTTGACCACCGCCAGCGTGTCCATGTCTTTTTGGATTTACTTTTCCTTCAACATGATGCATTACACCTCTTAAGATATGAGGATTTTTTAGAAGTTCTTCTAAATGAGAATAAGACCTCATTCCAGAACGAGGACATGTTTCTTTTTTCCCTTGCAAATAATCAAGACCATTCAATTCATGAGGATTAAAATGAGCAATGACCATCTTTCCTCTTTTTAATCTTCCTCCACCGGCATAAAGATTTGTGTACATAATTTCTCCTTGTTTTTTCATTCCTTATTTAAGGTAAATTTATAATTGTAATAAAATAAGTGGCCCATTTTCGCCAATCTTCCTTTTTAGGAAAATTCAATTCAGTTGCTACAGGAACTGTTGAAAGTGAATTAGTACTAATCAATTGATTAGCCCATTCTCTCCAATTTTCTTCTCCCCATGATATCGGTATGGATAGATTCGGTAATATTTGATTAAGATGATCCGTCCATCTATTAAAACTAATTCTCAAAGGTATTATTATTCCATTTTCCATTACTTTAATGTATCTCCTTTAGAATAGAAATATAAAGATTTGCCAGCAAAATAATCTCCCCCTATTGTATTTGATTCAAACGTGAAATTACATAATCCCCCTTGTGAAGAAAGATCAATAAATTCCGTACTTTGAGTAAAAGGATAAGGACCATCCACCATAGGAACACTATTAGGATACATTAAAGAATTAACTGTTACTGTCATTGATCCGATTTGTTGAAAATCAGGAGCTATGCGACGATTAATTAACAGATTAGAATTTGTGCCATCTTGACTCCATAAATCCATCAAATGTGTCGTATAATAAGAAGGAATAGCAAAAGTTTGATTTTGAATAACACGATCAACACCTTGTTCATGTGTCCAAATAGGATAAGTTTTAGAAAGTGGATTATTCGGATTGGCTACTAAGGTATTGTCAGCATAAATAGGAAAAGGATAATTTCCCGTTGCACCTATTCCTGCACTGCGTGTAAAAGGATATACAGCAGCAGGTAATCCAGAAGGAATGGTATTATCATAAAAAATATTTTGTTCAACATTATAAATAATAACTGCATTACATTCAGTAGCTGTATCTCTTGGATAAAACCACCAGATTTCTTTATATCGAGGGATAGCCACTCCCCATATTCGTGATAGCGCTGATTGATTGACACTCTCAAAAAACCAATCGTTATTCATAGTATTAGGTAAACTTTGAACAATTCCGTTATAGACATAGAATTGATCAATTCCTATCCAAAATACCATTTGATCATAAGTCACAACACTATTAGCAGATATAATAGAAATATTAGGATGAATAGTTGTAGAGATAAAAGTAAGAGGTTCTGGTCCTTCTGTAATAGGATTGGCTACAAAACTTGCTCGATAAAGAGCATTCAAAGACCATAATAAGATTGTAGGACTTCCTCCTCCTAATATATTAATTCCTCTCACAAGTTTTGTATTAGAGATAGGTAAAGTATTCGTTTTAAGCCAAACACTTGGATCATTAATTCCTAATCCACCGTCAAATCGACTCCAACTGATACTTCCACCCTGTAGAACAACAAGTACAGGAGGACAAACTAGAATTCCTCCCGAAGCCTCAACTGGTCCACCACCCGTGTCAGCGCTATAAGAAAGAGGCACAAGAGGTAATTCATCATTAACATTTCCCGCAAAAACAGGATATAGTGTTGTATTACTAATATCTTCTTGAATGGGATTCGCAAAAATTAGAGTAGAAACAACTTCCAGATCAGATACAGCAGTTCCTGTAAAATTTCCTGAATCAAATTTCCAGATAATATTAGGAGTCGGTGTCCAACTAAGCGGAGTCCGATCAACACCCCCTGAAGATATTCCACCCATACTTATTTCTATATAAGATACACTTCCTGCTATGGAATCGGGGGGATTCATACCACTATATAAATAAATTCCTCCTGTACTTTGAGGAAGGGAAAATAAACTTCTAATAATAGTATTTGTTCCAAAATTAGTTAACTTACATCCTCCAATCTTTTTTGGATGACCTTCATAAAATCGAACCCATAAGCCCCCTATATAAGCTTTAGAAGCATAAGCGGTGCAATCTCGTTGAATACCGTTCTGAGAATGAATAATACCAATTAAATAATTGAGCATGATTTATTTTCCTACAGTGGATTAATAATTACCCAATCTACCGTACTTGTATCTGTTCCTATGGTGGAATTAATAGTGAAGCTAACCCCTACGCTCCGACCAGCAGCAGGCGCACTTAGACTGCCTCCTACCCCTGAAATCATGTTATAATTTACCAGAATAATAGAATTAGCTTGAACCGCCGTTGTCATTACCGTCATAGCCCCTGCTGTTAAAGTTGCCGTTCCAGCCGTCACATTTGTCTTAGCCGTAACCAGATTCCCACTTGAATACCCTTGAGAACCCATCACTGCCAAGAATCCTGTACTAGAAGCTACATTATTATAAATGATAGTATCATTTGAGGAAGTTGACGCAGGAGCAGCATTCGGTGCTCCTATATGAAGCCATGCATCAGCATTGGTCTGAGCGACTATCTGAAGAGCGGAATCAGAAGCAAAAGTTCCTATACCAACCGCACAATTATTTCCCAGAACGAGCTTATTGGCTACTTCAATATTAATATTACAGCCGATACCTATTGAATTATCAATTTCATCTGTTGCGTGGCCAATATATGAATTCGCTCCAAGAATAATTGAGTTTGACGTACCAGGGCCGCCATCATCTGTGCCAATTTGAGAGTTATATCCAACAATGATCGAGTTTGTATCTTCCGATCCTCCCCCATTCTCTCCCACAATCGATTGACCGCCAATAACAATTGCTTGACTTGACCCAACAGCTGATTGATATCCCATAGCAATTGAATATTGTAAATTTCCATTATTGGCATTAGCTTGGGCTCCCACAAATACACAATAATCATATTCTGTATATTGATCCCCTGCACTTTGTCCGATGGCAGTATTATGGTTTCCGCTTGTTATTCGACTTAAAGCCCCTTGACCACACGCGGTATTTTGGCTTCCTGTCTGATTTTCTGCTAAAGCAAACAAACCCAAAGCCGTATTTTCTGTGCCGTTTTGATTATTCGCAAGGGCTTGGTAACCAAAAGCAGAATTGTATTGCCCCACATTCACAGCTAAGGCCTGAAAGCCAAAACCTGTATTACTATTACCCCCTGAAGTAATTTCTAAGCCAAGCAGTAAGTTTCCTCCAGTAGCGTACACATCTGTACTGGTATCAACTAGATTGGAAACAGCTGATGGACTCCCAGAGCCATCCGTTACAATGATACCAGAAGCAGGCAACACACTACTTCCTCCTAATGTCACCCATTCAGTGCCGTTATATCCTTGGAATTCATTCGCCGATAAATTAAAAGCAATAAGGCCTGCTCCTCCACTAAGAGGTGTTGGTAAGGGAGTAGTTAATTGCGATAACTGAAGAGCCATCGGTGTCGAAAGAGGTGATCTTATTTCAACCAATGTATTAATAGTCCTCAATCCTCCACTAGGAAGACCTCCATTAAAGATAGCGCAAACTTCACTATTTTGTTCAATGATCTCCATCCCTACTTGACTTCCAAGCATTAGAAGACCATTTCCACTTTCGGCGAATGAAATAGCATTCAAATTCTCAATTGCTGTAACGGGACTTAATGATAAAGTTGGAGTAAGTGTTCCTATATTAACTGATGAAGCGTTTATATTAAGACCAGTTGTATCAGCATAAGTGGCGATAATACCTGCTAATGTAGGAGTAGGGGGAATAAAAGTGACGTTTCCTGTGCCGCTAGGTTCAGGAATATTAAATAAAGATAAAGCATTGCTATAAAAAATCGCACGATTACCTTGGGGTATTCCATAAGGCGTTCCAATAGGGGTCGGAGTTGTATTAACTAATTGAATGGTCAATGTAAAATCACCCATCGTATTATTATAAAGAGACCATTGACCTTGAACATTAGGGAAATAAACAAAAATATTTCCAGTTAAAGTTCCTGAGAATTCTAATATTTCGTTACTAACTTGACTCGTGGTTAAATAGATACTGCTATTACCTGCGACAGGGATATTAAGATAAGTAATTCCTACTGTAGATTCCTGACCAAATCCTAAGGTAAACCATTTAGTCGGTCTTCCGTTGATTGTTTGGGCAGTCCCACAACTTATAAGAATTAAAGTTTGTTGAGGAGCGACATCAATACTTAATTCTCCTTGAATGCCTATTCCAGATTCGCTAGAAGAAACAGTTATAATGCCCGTTCCTGCATTGTTAATAGCTACATAATAAGCAGGCGGAACAGCAGGAGGAATAGGAGAAGAATTCGTTGCAGGTAAATAAATATTACCCGTGGCAGCCGTCCAAACCAATAAACTTGTGTAATCAGTCGGTTGAATATTATAAGATATAAGACTATTATCTAATATTGTTGGATTAATCTGAGTATTAAGCTTTGTTCCATCCGATGTGCCAATAATTAAAGAATTCAATCCATAACCAGCCAATTGTGCGGCAGTCGCTTCTGAAGTTCCCGCTCCAAATGTTACAATATGCCAAACCCCTGCAATCGTACTATTGTCTACTAAGATATAATATTTAATATTGCTAACAGTCTCGGAAAGAGGAGGAATACTATCAAATTCGTTACCAGCCCCATCCAACAGAAAGATCGTCTTACTCCCAAGATTACTAGCAATGAAGTTTTGTCCTACACTGACTTGTGTTGCATCAGGTAATTGAACATTAGGAGTTGGTGTATTATTTACATTGGTAAACTCCATATAAGCTGCCACAACATTAGGTGAATCTTGATAAGAAGTCGGCCAATTTAATTGCAATAAAGCAGTCTTTAAATCATAAGTTGCATAAGCAATATAAGCAGTCTGAACAGCACCAAATTGATTAGCATAAACAGGCATTAATTAGTTGCTCCTCTATTGACACTGTAATTATCGTATAATCTTTGTATGTCTTCCTTATTCAACGCATCTTTTGCCAAATTATAAGAAGTTAGCCAAGTTCTAATTCTATCATCATCCTTTAAATAAGAAGCACTTTCCAAAAGACAAGCAAATAACAAAACATCAGGACAACTTTGAGTCATAAAATTCGTTGAAACCGTTTCATCAATAAGTTGAGGAACCTGAAAATAAGCAATTTCATATGGATAAGCTTGATCAGGTGTTGGTGCTAAATACCAATAATCAAAATCAAAATCAGCAAAATACTTAGGTTGAGAGACAATAGTCGGATTAGGAGAATAAATGTTACAATATTCGTAAGTTCTAAGCGGTAAATTATTTTTAATAGCAGAGTTCGTTCCTGTTCCTATATTAAAAGTTGATGTATTAAACCATCGAGTCGGCTTCTGTAATTTGGGATTTGAAGGAATTAATGTGCCATTAATAACGACTCTCATTCCTAAAATTTTAAGATCACGGGCAACACGACGTTGGCCCAGCATAATAAAAACAGGAATCTCACTTACAAAAGTGGCATCCGTTCTTTGCAGATAGTTCTGCAGATTCGTAACAAGATTCGTATAGGTAAGAACGAATGCCATTTATTTTAAGCTAAATATTCAGTAATAATGACAACGCCAGAAGCACCAGCTCCAGATGAAAAAGGCCCTGCACCAGATGCATAATTTGCACTTCCCCCCTCTCCGTAATTACGGCCATTTATTCCATTCCCGGTTGCAGCTGAACCTATAAGTGGCTGCATAGAAGGTCCAAAGAACGAACTCCCTCCTGGACTTATTAAAGCACCCGCCCCTGTATTCACCCCTAGTCCTCCGTTTTGTCCGTTCAATATAAAATCTCCACCAAAACCAACTCCACCAATTGCTATTGCTGTTTGTGTTCCTCCCGATCCTCCTGTTCCCGCAAGTATAGTTCCAAGATAAGAAGTTCCTCCAGGGTTTCCGTTGTTTGCTGAAGTGCCAGTAATTGCTGCCCCCCCTGCCCCTACTGTCACACTCTGAGAAAGCCCTATATCGCCAGCAAGGAAGAATTTTTGAGTATATCCACCACCACCACCACTTGCACCTGGAGTACCCGAAGTAGAAAGACGTCCACTTCCTCCTCCTCCACACATCTGAACTAGGCAGAATACCATTCCTGGAGTTGGCGTATAAGTATAGAGGCCAGGAGTATCATATTTTATAACGTTTACCTCAATAATCCCTCCTGACCCACCAGTTCCTACTGGAAGCCATGCGGGGATAGTACTATTATAATAGTAAGGAAGAGCACTTGTGGTGTCATAAACCTGAAGGCCATTTACTGGTGAAGGAATGGCGAGTCTATCTGCCGATGTCATCCGAGGCATTAAGAAGCCTTGAGTCGACGATTCTAAATCTAAAACTGCAGAAGGATCAGCTTCAGTTGCCCCAACAACGACTGATACAGCATTGGCGCCTGTTCCACCCAGAACCATATTGTTTGAAGCTGAGACCAGCGCGTTAGCACCAATGGCAACTATATTCGACAACCCGGCAACTGTCGCATCAGTGCCACTTCCTATAAATGTACAGTTATCTGTTGTTTGATAAGTTGCGCCTGCATTAAAGCCTATAGCAGTCAAGTAGGAAGCCGCTGTAGAATTTAAAAGAGCATTTGACCCAACGGCAGTACAGAACTGTCCATATATATTCTCTCTTAAAGCTTGCTGACCAACAGCCGTATTATCCGATGACGAGGATGTACCAAGTGTACTTTGTAAAGCAGACCACCCTACCGCTGTATTTCTAGATCCTAGATAGTTTTGAAGAGCGGCATTACCAACAGCAACATTGGACGTTCCTGATGTATTGTAAAATAAAGCTTGATAGCCTAAACCTGTATTACCACCAGAGACAGTATTTAGGAGAGCCCCACTTCCTATGGCTACATTCTGCCCAGAAACATTTGACCTAAGCGCTTGGTAGCCGATAGCTACATTATCACTTCCTGTTATATTTAAATACAAAGACTCTACACCAATACCAACGTTATTGTTGCCAGTTGTATTTGTGAATAAAGAATCAAGTCCTATTCCAAGATTGTTACTACCAGTTGTATTACTTTGCAAAGAAAAGACACCAAGAGCTGTATTGTAACTGCCTGTCTGATTAGCATTTAAGCAGTTAGGGCCTACGGCTGTATTATAACTACCCGATGAATTCGTGGCTAAAGACAACCATCCAATGGCTGTATTAAAATCAGCAGTGTTTTCAGCTAGAACACCATACCCTATTCCAAGGACTTTATTTCCTATCGATCCTGTATTAAGGCCTAAGAATAAACCACCCGTATCTTCAGTTGAATTATCCATCAAATAAGAAACAGCAGCTGGCGTACCTAATGGATCGGTTACAATGACACCAGGACCAGGCAACGTAGAACTACTTCCGTTACTAATCTCAGTAATTTGGCCTTGTTGATTGACCGTTAAGTTAGGATTGGTATAAGGTCCAGGCGTTAATCCCGCAATATTAGCAATAGAAATCGTTCCTGATTCATAGATCGGACCACCCGTTAACCCAATCCCTGTTGCTATTTCCGTTACTGTTCCTTCTCCTCCTGTTCCTTGGATCGCATCAATAATTTGTCCCTGAGCATTTATTTCAATAATAGGATTGGTATAAATACCAGGATTTAGCCCAGCAATATTAGCAATAGAAATTGTCCCTGACGTATAGATTGGACCACCCTCTAAGCCAACACCTGTTGCTATTTCCGTTACCGTTCCATCACCTCCAGGTCCTGGGAAAATTTCTGTGATTTGGCCTTGTTGATTGACCGTTAAAATGGGATTTGAATAGGTACCAGCAGCCAATCCGTCAATATTAGCAATAGAAATTGTCCCTGAGGTAAAGATCGGACCGCCCTCTAAGCCAATCCCCGTTGCTATTTCCGTTACTGTTCCATTGCCAATTGTCCCATTAACGATCTCAGTAATTTGACCATACTCATTGACATTCAACAGAGGACTTATATAAGTCCCAGGAACCAATGGAGCACCAAGAGGAGAAAGAGAAATAATGCCATTAGTTGTGATCGGATTAGTTGTGTTGCTGCTTAATCCCGCTCCTACCCCAATGCTTGTTACTGTTCCTTCCCCTCCACTTCCAGCAGCAGAATTAAAGACAACACTAAGAATACCACTGTTCTCCGTTGCATTAATGTCCATATTTGTTCCAGGAATAAATTGGAGAGTATTTCCAATTAATGGAGCAAAATCACTAACCTGAATTTGAACATTTTGTGTTGAAGTAAAATCAACGACCGAAAGGCCAATATTTCCTCCGTTTCCATCAGGATTCGTTACAGAAATAGACCCAGGCGAAGTAATGGAACGGCTAGTAAAGCTATTATTCCCTAGATAAGTTGTTAATCCTGTTGAGCCAATCTGAGTTAATGATTGTAAGTTTAAAACAGGAGAAAGCGTATAATTCCCTCCAGGTCCACTATCAACAAATATTAAATTTGAGGAAAAAGGATCACTCGTTAAATTTCGTGAATTTGGAGCATCTGTTACATCAGTTCCTACTAATAAAAAAGGTGCATTCTCTAGAGCCATTGTCTGTTCCTTAATTAGGGTGAATTGTTAATAACGTATATCCATCATTACAAATATACATTGTTTGATTAGGAGTTAATAAAATCAGGGAAGATGAATTATTAGTGATTTGCATAAAAAGAGAAAAACCTCCCGTTGTATTATTAGTAACGAAGAAAATATTAAAACTGCCTGGCACAAATATAATTACATCTCCAGTCAATATTCCTGTAAATATAAAATTGATATTACTTGCTTCAGATGGTGTTAAGGTAATATTTTCATCACCCGATACATCTAGAACAAGGAGTTGTATATTTGCACTTGGATTATCAATAATATTATCGGGACGCGGTTTAACCAACGGCACAGGGTCAGCTTTAATAAGCGGCGTTAAATCTTGAGGATTGGGTTCGTCCCAAAAGTGTGGATCAACTTTATAGCCGGTGTTAACCAATCCTTGTCCTCGATATTGATATTGATCTTTCAAGGTCCGATGAGCCACCATAAATCCTGAGTAATCACAACGAGCAATTGCTCGTGGATTATTCTTTCTCATATGAGTATATTTACCGTGATTCCTGACTCTCATATCTACCTCATGTATAATTTAGAAAATCAGGTTGAATACGAAGCGGTACATACGTAGCATCAGTTAAAGCTGCCAATTGGAAAGCTTCTATTGCATCTCCCTTAACTAGCTGGGCTTTGTCAGGGGCAAATTTAACGGCCAATCGATAGGTTAGTCCTGCGACAAGAGCATCATAAAACCTTTGAGGCACATCAAATTGATTAAATAAATAGGTAACATCTTGGGAATATTGATAAGCCGTATAAAGCAATCCTGTGAACTGACTATTAGCAGCTGTTGGCCCCAAGATAGGCCATAAGGTTATATAAGGATTAATTTGCTCATTAAAGAAATAAGAACTGGGAAATCCTTGACTATTTTTCGAGGGAATTTGCATCCATTCTGTGTAAGACAAAGGTGTCATATACCGATCGCCCGTACCTGTCGTTGTTGGAACAGAAAAATAGATTTGCTGAATAGCTAAAGTGGCATTATTGGTTTCTTGAATGCGCCAACTCATTGCATTTAGAGAATTCTCAATCACAAACCATGTTATTTGATTGGCATAATAAACTTGAGTTGGTGCCTGATAAATTGTGGTCCAATTGCTACTATCAAATGAGTAATCTACCGCAATTGTATAAGTAGATTGGCTCTGAAGCGGTGTAATACCTACATATGAAATACTTTGTGGATTAGAAATCCCATAACTATAAGCAATATTTCCATTTGGTTCTGTTTGGATACAACCAGTGCTACTAAAGGGATTAAAGCAATTAGCCGCTGATGTTCCTGATTGTACAGGCTTTGAAGAACTGGCTGTGCCTCCACTATTTAAACGTTGAGGTTGAACCGCAGCAACATCAACAATCCGAGTAATAGTGGTAGGCAACTGATAAGTAGGTTGATTAACATATAAACTTAAAAGAAAACGTTTGCGAGTCCATTGTAGAGGAACCTTTCCTTGCCAAGAAGTCAACTCTAAATTAGCTGACGTAATCGCTGACTGGATTTGTAAACCAGTAATTTGATCACCAATTATACCAATACGTTCGAATGATTCTCGAATTAAATCATCGATTTGAGTGTTTGTCCCAAATGTATAAGTATTGCTGGTTGCCATCTAATAACATGCTCCTTCATCCCTTGTGATGAAATCCTTTTAGAGTTAAAGCTAAATTCGCCCTTTTCCTCATTACAGGACTACTAGAATGACTGGCCTTCTCCAGCTTCATCTCTGGAATTTTGTGACCTTTCGGTACCTTTAAAGCCATATGAAGAGCACCTGGGTGCTTTATAGCTCCTTGAATCCATTTACCACCTTTAGCGTGCTCCTTTGCGGTCCCACCTTCTGAAAAAGGCAACATATGCGCTAAACTACTTAAAGCCCCGCTAGGATTGATTAGTCCTCCTAGTATATTTCCAATAAATCCATACTGAGGATGGCCAGTATGAGGATTAATATTCCCACCTTCAGCAAAATGTTCTTTAGCTAAATTATGATGATAATTAGGGCCGTATTCCTTAGGGACCTTCCAATAAGGATTGTCTTTCGTTCCCTTACCTTGACTAAATCTCTTACCTCTGCTAGGCCTTACATGAGAATTGTATTCATGAGGTAATCCTTCTGATGTGTCAGCATGAGATGCACGAAGCTTTATAAAGGAAGGTTCAGTATGTAAACTAGAATGCGTGGAAGACCCAGCCAGTTTATGCGGATTTCGAACAGAAGAGGTTTGTCTATTTCGAGCTTTCATCTTGTAATTCCTTGTTCTATAATGGTGAAATAAAATGAAGTTACTGAGTCTGATGCTGGGTTAGTAGCATCACTAATTTGAGCCCAAATAATCGCTTGAGGACCTACAAGCGGTACTTGAATATTCACATTCGTGTTTAGCGTTCCCACAGGAAAAGCAGGAATTGGCTGGGGAAAAGGAGTAACCGTCCCATAGTTCGTATTAATAATTTCTGGCTTTGTCATACTGGCGTAGAATTGATAGTTAAAGTTATCGTTTCCATTAACTACTTGTCCTTGCAATTGAACCGCCTGAGGAGCCGAACTATTTAAGTTTAAAAAGGTATAAGCTGTAATCCCACCTGAACCAAATCCAACGCTTACTTGATCTGTTCCCGTTGCGATATCCGTGGTGATCGAATAAATCTGTTGATAAACCCGCGTGGTCAGAACTGTGCCATTATTCGGACCTACTAAGATCGTTTCCGTATCAAGCTCTACTGTTGAAAGAACGGGATTGCCATTCTCATCTAGCGGAGAACTTAGACCCATAATGAAAAAAGAAATAGCGCTTAAATCATTCGGTGAAGTTATAGAGACCGTACGAAGCATGTCTTGATAGATATACACACCACTATTATTCACTGGAACATTAGGCATATTAGGTTGATTAGAGTTGATCTGAACGGTCAAATCATCCCCAACAACCTGTAAAGGAGCAATAGTGGCTACGTTATTTTCCACATTAGGCCAAAATATAACCTTGGGATGGCTCATTAAATGGCCACTCCTGTATAATATTGAGGAACACCAAACATATCTGTGGTTAAATTAGGCGGAACAATATTATTACTACCAGGATTCACAACGCCATTTAATTGAGGTTGACCCCCAGCATTCAATATGCTTAACCATTCATCATACCCTTCGCAATAATAAGTAAAGATAGCCTTAGTATTGCCATCAGGTATTTTTGCCCAAGTTTCAGTTAAATAGGGAAGCTCGAATAATCCCCTTACATCCCCTGTTAGCTGTGTGGAAGGGGATGTCGCATCGCCAATAGCGACAAGATAGTAACCACCATTAGGGATAGACCATGAAATCTTACCAATATCAGTGTTATTAAGAGAGCTTATGGTAAAATTACCAATTGCAGCTTGAGTGGATCTATTAAATGCGGACGCAGATATAATGCTAGTTGGCGTAGCTGCTCCAAGATACGCTAATGACACTTGAGGAGCATAGGATTGATAATTATTGGCAGCATTTAAAACAATAGCATTAGCATCATATAATGCTTGTGCTACTGGAGTATTAACGGTGACTGTCCCCGCTTGTAATTGAGTTATCCCTCCTTGAACTTTCATATCATTATTATTCCAAGCAAAGAGATTGACATCACTGTAAGTTTTCAAGACATAAGGTAATCCAAAGGTATTAGAAACTTGACAACTAATACTATTTGGGTTTGTAATAACGCCATTAAGATACACACCCGTAATTTGATAAAAAGCTTTTCCTTTCAAGGCTGCTACATTATAAAGCGGCCCAGGATAAGTTCCTGCTGCCTGAATACTATAAGTATGTTGCAAAGGTTGGCCATACCAATCAAATCCAAAAAAGGTCACATTAATAGCGCCGCCTAAATTAGGCCCTACTAAAGATATCTGAGGCACACGAGGCCAATCAAATTGCAAATAAAAATTATTGGGTGCCCCAGGTGGAAACTTATTAGGATTGCTTGAAGGAGTTAGTGTTGTTGCCGCGCCATCACCTGCTAAGGTTAACCAGCGTGCGCCTGGAACGACTGTATTATTGGCAACAATATTTCCAACTGTTGTAGGATAGGGGGTTATATTCCAAGTATTAAAAGGAGTTTGCAACATCCCTGGTCCATAATTATTATAAGAAGAACCAGAAATCAAAACTCCACTTGTACTAACACCTGTACCGCTTAAAGTTGAAATAGTAGGAGCTATTCGATATCCATCAGCAACAGCCGTTCCTTTTGGAATGTTTGCAGGAACTGAAAATGGTTGTACCATGTCTTATTTCCTTTTCTTAAGAACCTTGAGAGCCAAATACCGCACGCCAATTCTGACAGTTAAAGCTATAACGCTCTAAAGCTCGAACGGTTACGTTGTTGGTTAAAGTATCGGTGATAAAATCGATATCTAGATTTTCTCGTAAGTAATATCTGAAGCCATCACAGTCAGTTAAAATAAACCAAGAGTTTCCATTGGTAATGAACTGATTAACAATGTAACCACCTGGCATATACTGATCATGAACAATCGCATTGATATCGTTATTACCTGTTCCAGTCTGATATTGAGACTTAAAGATACGAGCAGCATTAAAAGCTTGTTTCTGAGGAACAAGCGTTTTAATGGATCGATAATTGATCTGCAAACCAGCTAGGTTATACCATGACCTAATAATGGTAATGGCATCTTCGACGGCTGATTCAGTAAACCCAACACCATTGGTAAAGGTATTCGCCAATACCCCTGTAGAAATTGGGTGAGCCGTTGAGCAAAGTGGCTGTCCATCGCTAACTGTTGAATTAGGATTAAAGGCATTGTTGAAGATATACATTGCGTTAATGTTCTTCAATGTTTCCAAGCTATTCCTGAACTGAACAGCTTGCTGTGGGAATTGACTCTGATATAAGTTATCGACAATAGCTGCTCGTGTAATAACAAAACTAGTTGAATAGTATTGATGCACAAAACTTGTGGTATAACCTTGTTGCATGTAACTTTGAGAAGCAGGAGCACCTTCTGCTTGCAATTCAGCAAGTCCTAATCCCTGCATTTCCAAGCTATATTCAACAGCTTTTTCTGAACGTAAAACTTTGTAAACATCTTTCCAAAGAGCGGGATATGTATTCCAATCTCCAAAAACATCTGCCAAACCTGGCCGTAACAGCGAAGGATAGGCCGACCTATTTATTAATGCCATAGCTTGCTCTCCTTATAATCTAGCTGGCGCGCGTTGCGCATATTGATGATTTTGAATCAACACTTCAATATTGTTGTATTGAGTTCCAGCAGTACTAGGATTAGGAGGGCTAGGGACAATAGCGACACAAATCATATTTCTAACGGCAGAGCCTAGACCTCGCGCAGGAGGAGTTCCTGCTATTGCAGAAACACTAGATTGACCCGTATTGGTATTTCCTTGAACTGTGGTCCCTGTCAAAACAAAACTATAATTAAAGGTATTACCAACATCCGACTGCATAGCACCCACATTTGTTGCTGTCTGTACATTGAAAACAGTATTAGGATCATCAACGACATAAGCAACTGCAGGAACTGCATTTAAAGTGGCTGTGTTAGCTGGCCAATATTGACGACCTGGCGATGCTGGATCAATAGGATTCGTAGCGGTAGGGGTAATAAAGGAACAACCTTGGAAAATCCCTAGGGTTGCTTGAGCGTTAAAGACATTAGTATTAACGTCATAAAGGCTAATAAGATAACCTGTATTAGTACCACCCGCGTCCGTGGTACCTGCGACAACGACAGGATCACCTTTAAAGATATTGTTGGAATAGCCTGATTTAATAAAATATGGATTGGTTTGACCATTCCATGATGCAGCCCCAAGGGTCCGTGTAGCTTGTAACCCCCAAGGCAGATTCTGTCCATAGGACATAAAACCTCCCAGTAAAATTCAATTTCAAAAAATTGGAATTTGGGGTACGTCACATCATTGCTGGAAAGACGCTTCCTACGATAATCCATTCCATAGGCACGTAGGGAGCCATGTCGGAAACTAAATTAACCTTACGCATGGCCGATAAAGTTAACTAGAAAATTAGGGTACGTCACATCATTGCTGGAAAGACGGTCATAAGGAGGGTAATTTTCTAAAACAGCCCCTTACCTATCTACTCTTGTTTACAGGATAACAAGGAGTAGAACTCGTTATCCTTACAATAAGTAATAAGATAATTTAAGCTTTTTGACAAGATAAATTAAGAATTGCTATCTTACATTACTTAGTCTCTTCTGGTGGATTAACAACTAACCAATCAATGATACTTTCATCTTCATCGCTTGATGAAGTAATTGTGAAACTCTTGTCATCCCAAACAGGAATAGATAAAAATCCAGGTGTTCCTGCTATTACTCGATGACTCAAAAAGAATCTTGCTGTATCAGGCAATCCTTCAAATTCAACAGTAACCTTTCCTTTGGTAAGGTTAGTTGCACCTACATAAATTTTTGTATCTGTCATCGGAAATCCTATTAAATTGGGTTTAACAATATATTCATAAAGAATATTAGATAGATCGAAAACTTCTTCTAATGAACAATAGCGTTCTTCAGGCGTTTGTCTTCGATTAAAAGCTTCAACCTTGAAAGCTATTTCAAAAGCTAATTTAAGAGCTTCAAGACGATTATTTCCATTTGAAAAATTATTATCCAGCGGACACCCACCGTCTTTCATCAACAAATAAAGCAGGATTCTGAGGATTTTGTCTATGAAGATTGATTAAGTATTCTTGGCGAGCATTATATTCATTATACTTATCATCCTCAGCCTTTTTATCCTCTACAGAACGCATCATGACAGCTTGACCTTTTACTTTAATCAGATTATCATCCTCTTTTTTGGCAAAAGGAGAATTAGGCATCCTGCGACATAATTCTGGAAAGCTTGTTGACAGTACAGGTTCAAACTTTCTTTTATAAATTGCATCATAATAATCATCGGTCAATTCAACTCCCCCACAGAGATAAGGAATAAAACAAAAACTTTTGTCAGGATATTTTTCGAGAAAATGCTTTGGTAAATTAAAAGCACTATCTTCTCCTAAGGAAACTGCTTCTCTCTCTTCTCCCCGTTCATGGGGGCGATCTATTTTTATTGATCTTGCCATTCTGCTCATAATCTTATCCTTACCTAATAGTTAAACGCCAAGGACTTCCCCCTTCAAGAGGACTCCTTGGATAATTCTTGGCTTGCGCATAACGCCTAACAAGATCAACTTCTCCTTCTCCTTTTTGACGAATAGGTAAATGCCGTGCAATCGCATATTCTTCTTTCGTTAAAGCACGTACGGTATTTTGACCTTGTGATGGAAAACGGTTTTGTACATATTGATCAGCCATATTAATTCCTCTTCTGGTGACAGGGGCTACATTATTAACGGGGGATTCATATTCAGGAACAACAATTTCATCTTCATAGGCATCTCTTTCCATCATCTTCCTAGCAGGAGCTTTATTTGCTAATCTATAACGATCTTGCATAGAATCGGTAACGCACTGAAAGAAATATGGTGTTCCAATTAAATGACCTTCATTATTAAAGGCGAAACGATCACTTAAATCTTGAGCAATAACATCAGCTTCTTGTCGTAATCGAGGACTAGTATTATACCACGTATTTTCTTCTAACCATTCCCGAAACTCAGCAGGAACATTTGAATTATTCGTTGGAATAGTTGTCTCGATAGGAACATAGTCTTGTTGCTTAAAACGCTCAACTCTTTCCGCTGCCTGTTCTTGCTGTTGATATTGAAATAAAGAATTAGTGCTTTTCTTAGCTTTAATATCAGCTAATTCTTCAATTAATTTTACTTCAACATCAACATCACCGTCTTCTTTAGCCCGCTTTATTTCTCGAATGATCGCACTTTCTCGTTCCTGTAGTGCGGTCTCAAAATAATCATTCGATAATTTATCTTTGTGCTGTAATTGATTTTGAATTTCTTGAAGTTGACGCTGTTGATCTTCAATAACAGAATTTTTAAAATTATTCTGCTGTTCTAAAAGATCACGTTCATACATTAATTGATCGAAACGACGATCAGAAGAAACCTTTTTTTTGCGAGGTCTTAGCGAACTCTCTAAGTCTGCTTCATTTGTTTGTTCATCAGGAATTGTTTCAGTATAAACAGAATTATCAGTAAAACCATCATTTGAAAAACTAGGAGAATAACCTTCAATAACTTCTTTCTCTTCCATACCACCCTATCCTGTTTATTAATCTTTATTTAAATCTTTCCAATATTTTTTCAACATCTTCTTCACTGTAACGAGCCAAGATATGAGCATCACTAATATAATATAAGACAAAATCATTAATATATTCCGGACTACGTTCAAAATTACTGTAAGCAACCCATTGACCTACTTCACATTTACGATCGGCACATCGATCTTTAAAAGCCGTTGGACCAATTTTTAAAATTAGACCAATATTCTGACGACGTTGCTGTTCTTTAATCAAAGAGTCAGTCAAAATGATTCCACCTTTTGTCTTATCATGTAAAATGGGTCCTTTCACAAGGACCTGATAACCTAAGACTTCAGGATCAATACCAATTTGTTGTTTACAAAATGATTCTTCCATTATTCAACCGTCTCTATTTTGTTAGTATTATAAAAATCCTTTAACAGACCATCGAGACCATTTATTACTTCATTTAAAACATCTCTCGAACCAACCAAACGATATATTCTTTTATCTTCTAAATTACTAAGTGAATTTAAAATATTTTCTGTCAACGGAGCCCTTACTTCATTTAAACGAGTTTTTAAAAAAACATTATAAGCTTCTAAATTCATAAACAAATTCCACAAAATAAAATTAATATGATAATAATTTACACTTTTTGTAAATCATTACAAATAAAAAAACATTCTTCAGGTTATAAGAATGTTTAAATTATTTTTAATGATTAATCATATTTTCAAAAACCTTAAACATTAACCTTATAATTGCTAATTTATGTATAAGGATAATTCTTACGAGTTTTTCCTGCTCCACCTACTGCTCGTCGAAGTCTCTTAGATTGTCTTACTTCTCCTCCTTTTTTTAAAGCAAGCAACATAGGTAAGAACGGGGCAGCTATTTCAGCTATGTGACCAAGAGTGCCCCATATATCAGAACCGTTTGATGATGGTGCTGATTGAGCTGTTCCTCCATCATCATAATGACGACGACCACCACGACACATGGATCCTCCTGTCGCTCGATGACGACGACCGCCTCTTTTTAAATCCGTATCAGCACTTGGTTCAGGCACATAAGGAGTAGATGGAGGAAGAGTATCTCCTCCATCTGAATAATATCGAGGATATCGACGATTAGTCATCATAACCCCCATCAGCGTGGTGACGACGACTACGATGACCACCACGACGCATCATGTCCCCTCCTTCTGCAAAAGCTCGATTTCCTCCCAATGCAGAACGAGCAAATTGAGGCCCCCCTATTGCATTAGCACGAGCCTTTCCTTCAACGGGAATCGTGTCTCCTCCATCAGCGTGGTGACGACGACCTCCTCGCCTCATGGTGTCTCCTCCATCAGCGTGGTGACGACGACCTCCTCGCCTCATGGTGTCTCCTCCATCAGCGTGGTGACGACGACCTCCTCGCCTCATGGTTTCCCCACCTTCAGCAAAGAGAGCTCGCTTAATATCACCAAGAATAGGAATATTATCTAGAACATCTAATATACCATATTGGGGATGACCAGTATGAGGATTCCTGTTCATCCCCCCATCAGCGTGGTGACGACGACCTCCTCGCCTCATGGTTTCCCCACCTTCAGCATGACCACCTTTAGAGTAACCCTGATGATATCCTTTAGAGTAACCAGGATATTGCTGCTGATATCGTGCCATTGCATCTCTCATATCATTAGGGCTCCAACTCGTAGGATTTGTAGTTGCTGGATTAGCTCCCATAGGAGGAGCTGCACGTCCCCAGCTAGCATTGTTCATTACAGGACCTAAAAATCCAGGACCTAAAGGTCCTCCCATATCACGATGACGACGACCTCCTCGCCTCATGGTTTCCCCACCTTCATCATAGGTATCACCACCTTCAGCATAGCCACCTGTGGCATAACAACGGGGCTTAGCTGTTGAAAATTTATCATGTGTATTCTTGTGATGTTCTTTACCACCATGACTCATTAAAACATGAGCAGGAGAATTTTTTGACATAGTTATTATCCTTTTTTCAATGTTAATACTATTCTTGACTAGGAAGAGTTGCAGTATTAATTCTTTGCAGTTGCTCTTCTATTCTTTCTCTCTCTTCACGCGCATTCTCAATATCTAGTTTTTTCTCTTCTAGCTGTGCGCGGAGTAACTCGCTCTCTTTTTCCTGTTGGAGCTTCAGTTCTTCGCGGCGAGTGGCCCACTGTTCTTTTAAGAATTCTCGCTCGCGGTCTTGCTGTAATTTCATCTCAGCTAATACTGATTCTGTTTTAAATTTGTTTTCTTGTAAAGTTAATTTCATTTTCTCTAATTCTATTTTATTTAAATCACTTTCTCTGCGTTGTTGTGTGCGAATATTTTCAATTTCAATAGCAGCGACAGTTGGATCAATTTGAGGTTGAGGCGGTTGTTGTGCAGCTTGTAACTCTTGCAGCTTCTGTTGCGCCACTTGTGCTGCTTGAACAGCAATTTGATTCTGTACCTCTGGTGGAATTTGAGAAGGGTCTTGAGGCAATTGAATATTCATTCTCGCTTGCATATCAACCAAGAACTCTAACGCTTCATGTTCTTGATCATGGGCTTTTACCGCCGCCGCGATAGTTGGATCAACTTGTGGATTTGCTAGAATCAATTGATGAACCATTCGATGACTTGCATGATCTTGCGCGATTGACGCTCTAACAGGTTTATTGGTCATCAAATAAGTATTTTCAGTAACAGGATCACCAGAAAAAGGCGGAGGTGCCTGTTGAGGAGGAGGAGGAAGAAGTTGTTGGATATCTTCTGGAGACAATCCAAGATTTTTATAAAAATATTCATACGCATAACGCATATTATGAATATCAGGACTCTGACGTGCTTGAGTCAGAATGATTTCTGATTGCATAAAGCGATAGCTACTATTTTGTAAAGAAGGATTACTTGCTGGAATGATTTTTATATCTTCATCAAAGTCCTGCTTCATAATTTCATGTTGACCGCCTGGAACTTTAAAAGGATAAGGAACATTCGGTGGTAACCACTCACCAAATCGATCATTGAATAACATCAGTTCCTGTCCAAATGACTCATGAAATCCTTCAAGAATTGCATTCGGCACCTTCTGTAAACTCTCCAACATGGCAAGCACAGACCCAACAGGAGCTTGGGGTGTCATATCCGCTACTTTCTGATTAACAATGGCTGAAGGCTTCTTAATGCTATCTTCAATGCTTGTTAACAGCGTTCCTAACGTGGGAGAAGGTTCTTTATAAGGAAGAGCCGTTAAAACCTTATCAATGGCTTCTCCTCCCGCTTGAATAGGAATAAACTCCCCAGGAGAAGGTCTTATATTGTTATTCTCTAATCGAATGCCTGCTGAATAAACACCGCCTGGAAAGTTCGCATAAGTTCCTGTGTTAATCAACTGTCTTTTAATCGCTGTGGCAGCTTCTGCTAATCCCCCTGCATAATGAACCAACCCATAGCCTTCCCCTTCTAACGCAGGGAATAAAGAATAATTAACAAAATATTCTTTTTTCTTCCTTAAGAAATCATTCTTATCCCAATTCCTTATAATACTTAAGACATACCCACTATTGGCATCCAACGTAATAATATAAGGCATCGGCAAATCATAGTGAGGCGCTCGTTTATCTCCTTGTATGAAATATTCGGCATGGATTTCATACAATGTATACTCTTGATCTAAAGTAATACTATAATTAGTTCTCTCTCTTCCGCTTATTTCATCGAGGGCTTCTTGTATTTCTCCTCGTTCTTCTTGCTGAGTATTGACTTTTATTAAAGTTTCATCATCTCGATATTGGCCATTCATCATTCTAATCTTGATTTCTTTGCCTGACATGCGAATAATGTGAGTTTTGCGCGGCGCACTGAGATGGGTAGCGTATTGAGTATTAACAATGAAATCTTCAGGCCTAATAAATTGAGAGGTGGGCCTTTGAAGAAGGGGATCAATATAGACTTTTTTATAACAAGAGCCAGCAAGAATGGCCCATGTTAAAGCGCGTCGTCCTTCTTTTTTAAATTCATGGGCAACTTGGGTTAAATAATAATTAAAGAATAATTTCTTGCGATAAGCTTTGTCTTGAAGTTCTTGGGTTACTTCTCCATTAATAACGCAATCGACCATCCCTGTAGGGGGGTAAAGGCTAGTGGTGGCCGTTGCCAGCATATCAAGGAGAGATTCAAACAGGGCAGTGGAGCAGATACCGCTGGCTCCTTCAAAGGGTAAATCTTCCTTTTCACGATCGCCATCAAGATTAAGGCCGAGAAGTTTAATGACATCAGCGAGAGCGTGGAGATATGTTTCTTGACTGCTGATATCTTCTTCAACTGCTTCTTTTAATTCAAAGCCGATTTGTTTAATTTCTATCTCGGTTAAAACATCTGCTAGATTTTGGAAGTGACTATCCGTTTGTTTTCTAGGCAGATTGGTTGCCTCTTCAATAGCAGCACTGCCATCAGGGAATTGGAGAAGACGATTATTGCCGTGGATACTTTCAAAAGGCTGAGAAGGATTCGATGCATTGGGATCAGGAATTCCTTCCAAAGGAGGACTATAGTTACCTAAAGAAGTCTGATCTTTCATTATTATAAAAACGACAGTAAAAAAGAATATTCTTTTAATAATAGCGCCTTTTTTGTTTTTTCCAATTATCTTCTTCAGGAAAGTCACGAGGGTCTTCTTTGTTAGCAATCCACCCAGAGCTAATGAGGCGAATAAAGGCTTGACTCATGCTATCGATGATATCGTTGCTTTCATCATTGGGGAAAAGAGTGGCTGCTTTCAGAAACAGCTGTGAATCTTCGGTCAAGAACTGACAGGCAGGGGTTATTGTTGGCAACCATACCAAGCCATTTTCCATCAAATGAGTGACAATACGGCAACGTCCCATCTTTCCTTTTCCTTTTCGTCCCGTATCATCTCCATATTTATTAGGATTAAATTTCAAAACAGGAATATTAGTTGCCATTAAATCTTGCAAGAGAGAATAGCCGCTAACTTTCTGTTCAATAAGAATATGATGAGCTCTATTGATACCGTAGATAGGTTCATCAATTAACGTATCCTCATAATTATTATAGAGTCTGACAGCCATTTTCCGAAGTTCAGGATATTCTAACTTTTCACTAAAGAGGCTTAAGAGCATAATATTCTTGATACCATTCTCTTCAAACACTCCCCATGTTGTACAAGCACTGTAACAGCTATTAACGTTACTGGTTAAGGCTGTATCCCAACTCTGGAGGATATATTTAAACTCAGGGTAATCAGGTTGCTTCCACCACTTGAACCAACTCTTTTGAATGATGCCTCCTCCTTCAGGGGAAGGGCTCTGCTGTAACTGACCAGAGATACGATAGGAGTCATAATTGAAGTCTGATTTGATGTTCTGAAGCTCTTTTGGCCCAATCCCTTGAGGCCATAACAGCTCTCCTTCATGTTGACGCGGGTCTTGCCAAGTTTCTTTGTTGAGAAGGACTGTTTGACACCGCCGATTACTCTCAAATTCCATCGGTAAACACAAATGAATCCAGTCATCATTGTTCTTGGCAAGCACATGGCCAGACAGGTCTAATGTGTGGGTTCTTTGTTGGGCGACAATCCATCGAGCCGTCTTGAAGTTGCTAACGCGAGTGGACATAACAAAGTCCCACCATTCATTCACCCCAACACGAATGACTTCTGATTCTACATCAACAACGTTGTTCGCATCGTCACAATTATGGACGAGGATATCCTCTGCAAAGTAATTGTTATTGTCTTTGACTTCTAGATTATAAACGTCACATTTTTTCTTGATTCGTTTAATGGATTTGACAACTTTACTTTTCATGTATTGATTGAATTTAAACTTGGTTTTCACAAGCTTAACTCAATCTTCACAGAAAAGTAATAACTCAATAGTGAATTAGGAAGAGCGAGTTATTACCTTTTGTTTTTTAAAGGGGATGGCGACTAAAAAGAGCCGTCCCCCCTTTAAAGACTTTATATAGTCTTTAAATTCTTTACGCCAAAACGAATGTTTCTATATATGGCTGAAAATATAGGGTTCCATGGATTTGGTTTGCGTTAGTTCCCCCCCCCTTTTGCGTTAGTTCCCCCCCCCTATTAAAAACTCTTAATAGTTTTTAATATTTTTATAAAAACGAATACCTCCTGTGAACCGCAGTAAATCATATGTTTCACAATGTTGTTTGCGCATTTGAGTAGGCGGTAGTGCGCATTTGAGTAGGCGGTAGTGCGCATTTGAGTAGGCGGTAGTGCGCATTTGAGTAGGCGGTAGTGCGCATTTGAGTAGGCGGTAGTGCGCATTTGAGTAGGCGGTAAGATGTTGACGTGCAGGTTCTTTAAACATTTCTTCATCTTAATCTGCTGTTGTCTCGTATCGTATTATTCCACTCTTTCTGCCATTCTTCCCACTCTTCTTGCTCTTTCTTATATTCTTCCAAGTCTTCATCAGTTAGATACATAAATGGTTTTGGTCGACGCTGTTTAAGGAACTGTATCCCCTTCCCAGGCCAAATAGGAAGCATAACAGGAACAGGGGAATCTTCTGAAGCAACAGCAACCCGTGACAAATCGTCACAGGTTGGCATTAAGGATGGGGGCAAATTGCCACCCCCCTTTTCTTCAGGTAAAGAAGCCTTCTCTTTCCTGAAAAGCCCATATTTGGTTTTCTTGAAATCTTTATTTAATCTCATTAAGAAGCGCTCCTCCTTCGTAATATTCCCATTTCTATTTTTACTTCATCATCAAATTTCTTTCGTGCTGTCTGTAAAGCTGCTTGAACACCTGGACCAGTTCCTTGTCCTATCAAATTGTAAGCTCTTTGGATAGTGGGCGCAATTTTGGTTGTCCATTGCTCTTCAGCTAATTGTAATCTATGAGGATCCGACCATACCCAATAAGGACCCGCTATAGAATCAGCAGGCGTAAGATCCATAATATCTGGATATCTTAAAAAGATCTTTATCATTAGTGAATCAGCTTGCCCTCGTATAGAAGCTTCATGCTCTTCTCGGCGTGCGACCAATGATTGCCCTAATGCACTAGAATGAGCCAGACCACGGCTAACGTACAAAGCCCGGAGAGGGTCCTCTATATTTCCTTTCCAATGAGTTTCTCCTAACTCTACCAAAGCAGTCTTTACTCTTCCCCAGTGCTCATCTAACTGCTCTACCACTGGTGCAGGAAGAGTATATCTAACAACATCTGTTAAAAGTGTTCCGCTTTCATTTCTTTTCTCAGCAAGTGAATCAGCGTCACTGGCATACACTGCTGTTGTTAATAAAGCTACACTTATTAAGCTTGTTATCAATCGTTTCATTTCAAATTGTCCTTTTTTACTTGTTAATCCTCGAATCATAGCTAATTTATCTCTCTCTATAAAGAGAGGGTTTAAAAGAAAATTCAATTAAACTTCTCCTTAGAAGAGAAAAAAGCTCTTAGGATATTTCTCCTTCTTCCCTCCTGTTTGGTGGTCGATAATCCTTTTGTGCCCGTAACAGCGATTTTAAGCCCCCTGACGGCCCTTCTGCCTTAGGAAGGTAGGTTGGCCTAGGGTAAGAGGGTGATGGGGCTGTAGGTGCCATTACAGCGGGTTTAACGGCCATTCCTAATGTCTTGCCTAATCTCTCAAACATGGCTTCCATTTCAGGGGAAGCTGGGGGGGAGACATATTCGCGGGGGGCCATGACTTTTTCTCGTGCAGGTTTGTCGTCGTAAAACCAGGAGTTCTGTTCTCTTCTCTCTTGATCTTCGGCGCCAGGAGCCCTTCTCTCAACAGGTGAGTACTGAAGGTTAGTAAAACGGAAGAATCCTCTTTTTTCCAGGTAATCGTTGATGAACTTGTTTGAGAGGATAGTGCCGATATTGGTTTTAAAGTAGGTTCCATCCTTTAAAGCTTTCTTTCCCATCAAGAGCTCATTGTGGGCATAACAGGTACAATAATCCTTAAAGGCAGTGAGAGCCTCTCGGCCTGTGCCGAAATGTGCCTGCAATCTCCTGGAGAGAATATTCATCGTCAACTCAGAATTGATCTTTAAGGGAGGATCCAGCTTATCTGTTATGATTTCTAACATCTTATAAGCTTCTAGCTTATCTTTTTCATCCATGAAATGATCTATCCTCTTTTCAACCTTGCTCAAGTATTTACCACTCACATCTTCTCTATCTGTACTAACATCGTTAGTATTAGAGTAATCTTTATTATCATTAATGAATGTATCTTGTATTTTACTTAAATCTTTATTTCCTCTTATAATCTTATAAGATGTATTAGTATTCTCTGTATTATAGATTAGGCTCTGCGAGCCTAATGCATTAGGACATTTTTTTCCTTCTTGAGGAGTAAGGACTTCTTGTAACTTATTATCATCAATTGTGTAATAGTTGGTCCGTTTGAACTTGTTGAAGTTTAGCTTCTCAACAAGAAGGATTCCTAGCTTAACGAGTTTAGCCACTATTCTTCTAACATGACGGCTACAGATATTAAGTTGATTGGCCCATTCTTCTGCTGTGTTATAAATCCACTTTTTCCCTTGGTAGAGTTTGCCAACGTTAGGATGTTCTCTCCAATATTTAAGGCTGTCGATAAAGAGAGCTTCCTTATCTCCAATTATTTTGGCCAGCGAAAGCTGGTATTTAATATAAGAATTAAGTGCCATAAAATGTCTTTCATATTTTTAATTGTGAAAAAAAATGTTTTTTTGTTGACATCTATGTAGAATTAGGGCATATGTAAATCTCCTTTGTAATACTTTGCTTTGTAATACTTTGTAAGTCTCCTTTGTAAAGCTCCTTTGTTATACTTTGTATATTTCCTTTGTTATACTTTGTAAGTTTTATGAGGGTCCTTTAAATGGTCTTTCTAAGATAATTGTTGTTGATTATTTTCTAAGTTTAAATTGAGTAAAAATAGTTCTTCTCTAGCGGGAAGAGCTATTTTTTTTTATAGCAGACTAGCAGACACAAAGCTACATATTGTATGATTCGCTAGATAATTTTTTTATGATGAACAAATAGGACTGATATGAATCAAGTAGAACCAAAAAAACTACCCTTGGAAGGGGTACGAGTAAAGTTGTTGTTGTTTAGAGCTCTTTCCATCTTATTTGAAAAGATCATTACTGATCATTTTGATTCCATTCCTAAGATAAAAAAGGAGATTAGGGAAATAATTGAGAATTCCTTTGTAAGCCCCTCAGAAAAGGAAGATCTTCTTAAATATTTTGAAAGCGAGACTGAGGATTGTGAAAGAGTGATGACTTATATTACTTTCTTTACCCAGATCAGCGCTTCTTTGATGAGAAGAGTGAGTGAATCAATAGAACAGGAATGTCAACTGGAGTTGGATAGCTAATGAAATTCACTAACGCACACAAAAAAAAACACAGCAAAATAAATGACTTAGACTTATTTATGGAGAGAGCAAAAGGTATAATGCTGCTGAGAATTAAGCCAACTTTCTGGGGTTGTATCAAAAGCTATGGAAAGTCTTATAGCCATCTCTGGACTAACGCCTGCATGTCCATTCACAAGAACTGTTAATGTTTTCCGTGTAACTCCTAATCCTTTCGCGACTTCTGTTATGGTAAGTCCTAAAGGCTTAAGATAAAGTTCTCTTAGGATTTCGCCAGGGTGGGGAGGGTTGTGCATTTTCATATAATTCCCTTTCTTCAAAAATATTACCTATATGCTTTGTAATAACAGACCTATCTCTTTGGAACAATCTCAGGCTGTCTTTGCACATACCTCAACTGTTTCCATTTTGGAAATAGTTGAGATATTCGGAAATCCCGAACAACTGAACTGTCAAGGAATCCTTGACAGTTCGAATTTCATCAATTTGGATTTCTTTTAATGCGTGTGTCCAGTTTGGCATTTTTAGAATCTTTCATAGAAGAAGATGAAATCGGCGGACTATAAAATGCCGTTTCTGAAGGCACACTAACATACGCTGTTGGAACTAGCAACAGAGAGGGCTCATAACTCATAGGCGTGTGTTTACTCTTCATTCGTTCTCTTATGTAGCCAGTTAGGCTTAAGTCAATTTTCATAATGATATCTCTTAAATGGATAACTTGATCCAGCACATCTATTGTTGTAATGACTCCATCCTTGTCAATTCTTTCAATGATAGAGGTATTACAAGGAATGTCTTTAAATTCGTCCATCATCAGTCGACAATAGGCTTTTGCATCACCTATCAGAGAATAGATATTTTCTTCCAAATATTGAGTTATTGGCTTTTCAGAAAGAGGTTTTTCGTCCTGAGGAGATTTTTTAGCCATTATTCTTTGTTCCTTATATCAATCTTCAAACCTTTATCGGCATGTTCTTACCATCTTTTTAATAAATTGATTAACTTCTACACTATCTAATGTAAACTTTGTCTGTTCTATAAAATAATAAACCGTATCATTCATCCCCTTCCATTCAGCATCATCAAATGATAATCCCTGACTCTTTCTTACATCAAAACGCTGCTTGAAATAATGATAATATTTCTCTAACCCTAACTCTTTTATCTCCTGATAAGATTTAATCAAAGAAATAGGTAAACGACCTTCCTCTTTTTTCTTCTTTTTGGAAGGAGGAGTTTTGATAAAATTTAATAACTCAGCCCATTCATCCGAACTTATTCTGGCCATTCTTTAACCATGTTTTATTTCTCTCTTTTAGATAAAGGGTATACGTAAGCCAGCAATGTTCCTATTAAGATTCCATTTAAGGAACTTCGCTGGCCCGCTGTTAAAGAAGGAATAATTAAATCAGATAGTGTGATTCCAAACAGTCCCAGGATGGTAACATTATACAAGACCAGCATAATATCTTTTATCAATTCTTTATCCATTTTCTCTACTCAAAAATTCTGCCACTGTCTTATTCCTTTTGTCCTGTATTTGTTCGAATAAATCAGTCCATTCATCAGCAAAAGGAAAATAATGATTTTTCCTTATAAGATCAACATCTAATCTTGAAAGAATAGAAGCTAAATAATGCTTTATGACATCCGTCGATTCATCAGGATAAAATTTTAATTTCATTATTATATCTTCTAATTTATGTCCATCTTTTTCTAAAATTCTTAAAGCTTTTGATACAAGAATAGGAATAAAAGATAAGGGCTCTTCTTGTAAGGTATATCTATATAAAGCATCCCATTCTTTTTCCCATTCTTTTGATTCAATAATACATTCTTTTGATTCAATAATAAGAGACCTTAACTTTATAAGAAAGATTTGATCTATTTGCAATCTCTTCATATAAAATCCTGCTGAGAATAAGGGTTCTCTATTAAAGCTCCTGTTATGGGATAACTTTGGGGAGGGGACATGTTCTTACCATCTTTTTAATAAATTGATTAACTTCTACTTCTTACATCAAAACGCTGCTTGAAATAATAATAATATTTCTCTAACCCTAACTCTTTTATCTCCTGATAAGAAATAGGTAAACGACCTTCCTCTTTTTTCTTCTTTTTGGAAGGAGGAGTTAATGTTACTAGAGCTGCTGTTAAAACTTTTTTGTTATCCTCACTAGAGAGTGTGTTATTCTTGGCTAATTCTAACAACAAATCATCTAATTTCCATCCATCCTTTTCCAAAATTCGCAATGCCTTTGATATTAAAATAGGTAAAAAAAATAAGTCGTCTGTTTGTAAAAAAAATCTATATAAAGCATCCCATTCTTTTTCCCATTCTTTTGATTCAATTATTAAATCTCGCAAGGTTTTTAATATTTCCTTTACTGAATTCATATAAAATCCTGCTGAGAATAAGGGTTCTCTATTTTAGCTCTAACAACTTCACCAATGTTATCTAATGATTTAAAGATTCGCTGTGAATCAAAAATAATATCTTCAACCGAGCGTCTCATACTATCAATATAACATTCTATCTTTTCTAATTCCCAACGCGCATTTTCCCATGAGTCTGACGGTTCCGCCATGGGAGACATGTTATCTATCTCCACAAACTTAGCTCTAATCTGCTCTTTTAATTGTTCTAATTGGTCAAACGTCATTTCTGTCTCCTGATATTTATCGTTTAATGAGACGTATATAACATATAATCCAGATTAAAATAGTTGAAAAATAACACAAATTTCTCATTGTAAAAAATATTTAACCCTGCTAGTTTCCCTATAAGACAGGATTAAATCTATTTAAATAAAAATAGTTTCCTAATAGATTGTTAATGTTTTTATAATTAAATTCTGTCCAGGAAATCCCCTTTAATGAATCAACCTTAGATTAAAAACTCTCTGACTGATTATTAACGCTTTAAAGGGGATTATCCTTTTCTTCTTTTAGCTTATTGGGAAGATTAGTAGCATGAGCCAGCGTAAATTCGATTAGTGCACTTATTTCAATTAATGTGGTCATACAATTCCCTATTTTCATTTCCATTTCATTATTTAGTATTTCTACAGCGTAAAGAGCGTTTTTATCCTCAATGTATTGACGCATACCCCGAATAGAAGAATGTACAACTGATAATAGTA